AAATTGATCTGAAATAATCGCAGGCATTTTATTAGACTATTTTTGTTTATTTATGTTGTTTTATCAAAGTCACTATATGTTATAGCCAAAGGATTAATACGTCTCACTTCAGGAGCTGTAGTTATTCCTGTATAACCATTAGTTGTATTAATATTGAATACTTTTGGATCAGTAACGGATCTTGTTAGATTAGTTAACTTGCCCCAACTATAATCACCAAGTTTTGGCCCAGTGATTGGTGTAATACCAGTTGTTGAGTTTATATTACAAAATACTGTAACTATACCAGAACTAGAAGTTACAAGTTCCTCAACCTTATATATGTTGTCAGCAAAGCTGGTTCCTACACCAACATTATTTCCATCTTTATCAATTGAAGTCACTCCTGTGCCAAATACAGAATTTTTAAGAACAAAATAATCACCAATACTTAATCCTGTTTTAGATATATTACCAAATCCAGCTTGATTAAGAAATTCATCAGCATCAAGAGAAAGATTTAATGTTGCACGACTATTTGCACCACTGGAACTTACAGCGACTCCAACCACAACTCCATAATCACCAGCTACATTAACTGTATTACATTTTTCTCGTGTTACGATTTCCTGACTTAGTAATACTGTTGGATTAGTATTTGGTGTATATCCAAACCCACCATCAGTTACAGTTATTGCACTGATAGTTCCTCCAGCACCAACTGTTGCAGTCGCAGCTGCACCAACCTGTTCATAACCACTCCAAACAATACTTGATTGTATACCAACTGCAACCATTTTATCATCACCATATGTCACTCCATTCAGTTGTTTTCCTAATGGAGTTCCTGCAGATACAACGTGTTTTTTATACCAAGTCTCACCATCAGTAGAGTTCATTGCCATTCCAGCACCACCAACAGCTAACCAAACATCATCTTGATATGCAACACTATTTAATTGGAATGTTCCACCAGCAGAAACCACTGACCAATTTAAACCGTCATCTGCAGATGATATTATAGTTCCTGCAGCTCCTACTGCTATCCATACATTCTCTCCATATTTCACATCTTTAAGATTAGTTGTAATTGATGTTGTAGTTACACCAGACCATGTTTCACCATCTGTTGATCTATAAATTGATCCTTGATTACCAACAGCAACAAACGTGCCATCATGATATCCAACTCCATGAAAGTCTTGAGTTGCAAATTTATTTGATATAACAAATGATGTTGTGAGTCCTGCTAAGCCTGGTTCTGTGTATAAAATAGTTCCTGCCGCACCAACAACAACCACTCTTTCATGTGGTACAGTTGTACCAATACCTGTTAGAGCATTAGGGAATATGTATGATCCCACTGCAGCTGCATTTAAACTTTGTGGTATGTTTCTAGGAGTATAACTTGGAATGAAACCAACTTGTTTTCTTTGGTAGATATTTGTTGGGCCAAAACTTGATGCTGCATTTGTACTTCTTGCAATAGTTCCAGCACCACCTACAACTACAACTTCGGATGAAAGTCCAACAACACCTTTAAATGTTCCAAAGTTTCCTGTTGTTGAAACACTCCAGTTATTACCATCAGTGGATGTATGAATACCAGATGTACTTCCAACAGCTACAAACACACCTTCAGGAGTATAATCAACACCATTGTAACTGATATCTGCTGGTGCAGTTATTTTATTCCATGATCTACCTACTTCTTTTGTTAATGGAACATTTACAAATTTTGAAGTATCAATTCCAGAAGGCAATCTGTTAAAGTTAGCAATAGTTACTGTAGGTATATTTTCGTATCCAGATCCACCATCTATAACAGTTATTGAACTAACTGTTCCTCCAGCAGAAACTGTAGCTAAACCAGATGCAACATTAATATCTTGCGTATTAATAATTTCAATCTGGCCAGGAATCGCATCAGTATCTGTTCGATTATCATATGCACTAAAGAATGGGAAAGCATTATCAACATAAGTCGTTACTGATGATGTTCCAACATTTCTAATCAATCTTGCGGTTGGGAA